ACCTTTGCTAATATTCTTCTACCATTGCCAGTGTCTTTTGACCTCATTGTTTTGCCTTTCTATTGCCTATGTTTAGTACTTTGATGCGCCATGACATCTCTCCATTCATTCTTACTATAGTAAGAGTTTATGGCAAGATGACTCGAATGTCAAGAAAAAAATTACATTTTTTTGCTGACTTAGTATTTATACTTCAGTTTTGGTAAATCTTACTTTCCAGTTAACAGTTTTACCTGCTGAACCTTTAACTCTGACCCTAAAGTTACCACCGATAACATCAGCACTTACATTCCAGCCTGAGTATGTTACTGTCCAATTGGTCGAGTCTTGTGCTGGATCTAAATTGGTTCCACTTGCACTAATTGTATTGTTGGCAGTATATGTATTAAGGTCATATTCAACTACATCACTTGCATTGTAACTAGTCATAGGATCCCATGGTGTTTGAGCTAGATCCGCAGTGCCTGTTCGTTGATAATCTACTTTATGATTTGTTCCAACTAGGCTTTTTGTACCGCTACTATCAGTAACAACACCTTCGATTTTAAATGCTTGTTTTTCACCAGTTGTAGCTACACCTATTGCATTTAAATTAAAGAACCATGTTTTACCTGTGCCTGGTTGAGGATAAGCACCGTTAAATTGTAATGCAGTTGCCGTAGCATCTGTTGTTTGTGCATTATTACTTTTTAGTACATCAGGATCTCCGCTTAAATCTATTGTATCAGTTCCTTGTGTAACTGTTACACTATTATCTGTGCTGGTTAATGTTCTAAATTGAAAATTGTTTGTTGTACGTTGTTTGAATACTTGGCTACCAGCACCTACATTACTATTTGTAATACTGTCACTAATTTGTATTTCTGTACCACTTGTAGTAAGTGTAATGCCTCCGGTTTGTGTTAATGTTCTAAATTCTAACTGTGTACCATTGAGTTGTTTGAATACTTGTTGTCCACTACCTAAGTTTACAGAACTGTTTACAGTGCCAGTATTCGGGTCATCACTAATACTTTTCCAACTGTTGGTATCTCCGAAGTAACCTTCAATTGCATGTGTATCTGTGTTATATCTAATTTCACCAACTTCTGTATTTGGTCTTTGTGCAGTACTTCCTGCTGGTATTTTTATAGCTGAAGTGCCTGGAAATCTTGGATTTGCCGCTAGGTCAATTTGTATGTCACCACCAACACCATCTCCGTTTGTTACTGAGATCTGACCTGTTCCTCCAACAACTTTTCTTGCCCTACTAACACCACTGTCTTTGATTACAAGTCCACTGCCTGTTTCAGCATTAAGATTTGTTAAGAAAGTTGCTAGTGTACTAGTAGCTTGTTGAAAGTCATTTAGTGTTCCTGTGCTAAACTGATTTGTATCTTTTCTAGTAAAAATAGTAAGTATATCTGATCTAACAACAATATCATTGGTATTTGCATTTAGAGATAGCATTGACGATTCACTGCTAACAACAAATAGTGTACTTCCGGTATTATTAAAGTTGTTAACTACAGTAGTACCTCCACTAGAAGCACTAGAGCCAGCAATATTACTAACATCAGTAACCAAACCGCCTGCTTTATATCCTGGACTATTCGGAGTAGTAGGAGTTGATCCTTCACTATTTTGTGTTTCTCTCTGTTCAAAATTTGTAGTATAACCTATTATACTTCCACAGTAATCAACTACAGGTGTTTGATTACTCACGTCAGGAGTTGGATTATCGTCTTTTTGAATAATGTCTAGTAAACTTTGTTCTAGTAACAAATGAAATATATTAGGATATTCAACCACTTCACCTTGGAATATTCGGTTGCCATTTGAATCAAACTGCGTTCCGCTACTGTGTCCTAAACTATACTGTACAGGATATGCACCTAATCTATCATAGAGTCCTTTGAGTTGACTCATCATTCTAGCATTACCAGCAATGCCACCACTGCTTGGATTGTGTAGTACGCCTACTTGTGTATTACATCCGTCATCAGGATTAGCAAATTGACTGCCTCCTGATATAAAGCTACCAGTGATGTTATTTTCAAAATTTATCATATTAGTGATGTTAGATGTAACACTACTAATATCATTTTTAATACTATCGATTACACTTTGTCCAAGTGAACCTGCATTAACTGCACTAATATTGCTTGCAATAGTTCCTAAAATTCCGCCGTTGAATACACCGGCATTAAATCCGCCACTTACACTTACACATGCACAAGTTTGTCCAGGAGCAATACTTCCTATATCATCTATTAGTTGTTTACCTGCTCCTAAAAAACTACCCATTGCACGTTCTAACATATTTGGAATTGCAATTGGATCTACAGGAGTTGCACAAAAATTAATTAGATTTGCAACGTTTTGTGCTTCTGCTAGTACACCATTTAATCTTCCTAATACTTCATCTAGCTTTGTATGGTCCATTAATTTTTCCATACCTTGATTAAGTTCAGTTAACGCATCTCTAAGTTCACCTTGTAGATTTGGTATTTTTAAAAGTTCAGCGATATTAGCATGCATACATATTTGAATGTTAGGAAGTTTTAATCCGCCGCCACTGAGCAATCCACAAAGTAACTCTCTGAGAGTAAAACTATATTCTGCACTGGCTACTATTTTTAAACTATCTGTGCCACTACCAGTAGTGCCACTTATGTGATGTCTAGCATCTAAATATTCGTTTAAATCATTTAGACCTTGTGGGAAATCTTTAAAACTCATTGTACAGTTGAACCTCCACCTGCTCTGACATTAGGACTTGCAGTACTAGCTCTAGGATTACAGTGAGCTCCGCCAGGTATTGGACACAAAGAGTCTCCGTTTGCATTATTTCCGTTGAGTATTACAGGAATACCTCCGGCTCTTACTTTACCAACTGTTTCACTAGCAATTAATTCACCACCTCCGTGAGTATTAGTATCACCGTCTACACTAATAAACATGTTGTTTACTCTAACATTTGTTATACGTGTATTGGTTGTAGCACCGCAACTACGGCTGTCGCCTTGTCTGTGTACAAAAGCTGTCATACAACTATTTATAGTTTGAAATTAGTATTACTCGAAGCTGGTGCAATGCCTGTTGTACTTTGTATGTACGCATCTGATAAACTTTTGTTTGGTTTATTTGTAGTAATTATGTGTTCTTTACTAATTTTAACAGGATCACTGCTACTTGTATCAATGCTCATTAACCACGGAATAAGCATTGCTTGTCCATTTTGTGGATTAAGAGTAATTACACAAGGTTTTACAACTTGTATATCACCATCTTGTGAATCAAATCTACCCACAATTTCTTCACCTGTGCTTACTTTAACGCAGATTGTTTCGCCTTTTTTATAACTGGATATTACCAACATCAACTTCTCCTATGAGTTCTTTTACATATTTTGGATCTAAACGAACGAGTGCTTGCCCTCCACCTTCAACTAGTAATTTTCCTTTATGATAAAGTTGAGGCATAGTTCTATGCCCTTCGTTTATCAAAAACTCTCTAGCTTCAGGATTGGTATCCACTCTAATTTCTTCGTATTCGAATCCGTGTTTATCTAAGTACTGTTTAGCCATTGTGCAATAATGACACAATGGCTTACTGTATACTGTGATCACAGTTTCATTCCTTGGAACGTGCTTCCGTTAACGTCTTGCTTAGTTCCGCCAATAACATAACTACTGATCTCAGTTTCTTGTGGTGCTACTTGTACTTCTGCACCTGCAATCCATTTTTGTGTCCACGGTAACGGATTGGCTACACCTTTGTATGGGCTTTCAAGTCCTACTGCCGTCATACGTTTGTTAGCAGTCCATTCTACATAGTCACCTAATAGTTTTGCATTAAGTCCGATCATTGATCCATCTTTAAACAAGTAATCTGCCCAAGCCTTTTCTTGGTCCACTGCATCAACAAACAGTTGTACCATTTCGTCTTTGGTTTCTTCTTGTATTTTAGCAAAGTCCGGATCGTCTTTGGGCATTAGCTTTAGCAATGTTTGTGTACTACCTAAGTGTACATTCTCATCACGACAGATTAATTTAATAATCTTAGCATTGCCTTCCATCTTTTTAAGTTCAGCAAATGCCCAGCTACATGCAAAACTTACGTAGAAGCGAACACCTTCTAGAATGTTTACACTCATCATAGCTTTCCACAATAGTTTTTTAAGCTCATACTTGTCTACAACGATCTTCTTACCGTTAACTGTATGCTTGCCTTCACCTAGTAGATTGTACCACATGCCCATTTCAATGAGGTCATCATAGTGCTTGCTAATATCGCTTGCACAATCTGTAATCTCACTGATATCCATCATACCATCAAAGATAATACTAGGATTTGAATACACATTACGAATAATATGTGTGTAACTACGACTGTGGATAGTTTCATTAAATGTCCAAGTTGTTACCCAATTCTCTAGTTCGGGTAAACTTACAAGTGGATTAAAACTGTCGGCTGGGGCTCTACCTTGCACACTATCCAGTAGTATCTGTCTCTTCAAGTTACTGGTAAAGATATGTTGTTCGTGATCTGTTAACTCTTTAAAGTCTTTTGCATCACGCAACACATCTACTTCTTCGGGCCTCCAAAAGAAACCCAACTGTTTGTCTGTCAGTTTATCAAACTGACGATATTTCAAAGTATCATAGCGTTGAATATCAACGCCGCCATTTGGATCTAGGAACATTAAACTTTCGAGGTGCTTGTTCCTTTGATTTGCATTTAATACACTCATTTTTTCTCTTTCTTATATTACACAGCTTTCGCAGTCTTCATCTTGATAGTCATCTTCGGGTATAGTTATATTACTTGATTCATTTAATTTGTCAATGTCTAATTCACCTTGTCCATCATAGGTGTTGAAATAATACAACTGTTTTCCTCCATACTTGTAGAAGATCATTAAATGTCTCAACATTTCACTCATGCTAATTTTTTCATCTTCATAAAATACAGGGTTGTAACTGGTGTTAACACTAATACCTTGGTCAATATACTTTTGTAATACTGCCATAATTTGTAAATATCCTTCAGGTGATCTTTGATCCCATAGTAATTCATACTTGTTCTTTAGCTTATGTATACTTGGTACTACTTGTTTTAGTACACCATGTTTACTTTGTTTGACACTTACAAGACTGCGAGGTGGTTCAATGCCGTTTGTAGCATTTGAAATTTGTGCTGATGTTTCAGCTGGCATTAGCGCCATTAATGTACTGTTTCTAATTCCAGTACTCTTTAGTTGATTTCTTAGTTCTCTCCAAGGCATACGTTCTTTGTGCTTGACTAGTTCATCTACATCTTTTTTGTATGTTTGGTTAGGCGTAAGTCCATCGTGGTATTTGGTTTGATCACTCCACAAACATGCACCTTGCTCTTCAGCTAGGTCTGCACTTGCTTTAATCAAATAGTAACTCCATGCTTCTGCAAACTCGTCAATCATTTCCAAGTTAGGCTGTGAGTATGTCATATTATTTTTTGCCATCCAAAATGCCAAGTTAATAATACCAACACCAAGAGGACGTCTGCCTTCTGTTGCATTTTGTGCCGCTTTTACAGGGTAGTCTTGATATGTTAGTAGTGCATCAAGTCCTCGTACTGCTAGTTCACATGGTTTTGCAAAGTCTTCTGGTTTCTTAATAAGCCCCCAATTAATAGCACTCAGTGTACACAATGCAATCTCACCTTCTTCGTCGTTGAAATCGTTTAACGGTTTAGTAGGTAAGTCTATTTCTGCACATAAGTTACTTTGTCTAATTGGTGCAACATCTTCTTTAAAACTACTATGACTATTAGCATTGTCTACATTTTGTAGATAAATTCTACCAGTATTTTTACGCTCTTCGATGAATTGGCTAAACAGTTCAGTAGCACCAATTGTTTTCTTGCGTAGTCTTGTATTACGTTCTGCACGTTCGTATAATTCTTTAAACTTGTCTTGGTCACTAAAGAACGCTTCGTACAAACCAGGAACATCGCTAGGTGAGAACAATGTAATCTCACCATTGCTAATAAGTCTTTCATAAAATAGTTTGTTAAACTGTACACCATAATCCATATGACGCACACGGTTATCATCTGTACCTTTATTGTTTTTGAGTACAAGTAGGTCTTCTACTTCAAGATGCCATATGGGGTAATATAAGGTTGCCGCTCCGTTTCGCACACCACCTTGTGAACAAGATCTTGTAGCACTTTGAAACATTTTGTAGAAGGGCACTACTCCTGTATGATAGGCGTCACCTTTACGTATGGGACTTCCGAGAGCCCGTATATTACCTGCTCCGATTCCAATTCCTGCTTTTGCTGAAACATACTTAACGATGCTACTAGTAGTAGCATTGATGCTATCAAGGCTATCGTCAGTCTCAATGAGGACGCATGACGAAAATTGGCGTTGTGGAGTTCTAACGCCAGCCATGACAGGAGTAGGAAGGCTAATATAAAATAATGAAACTGCGTCATAATAATCCTTTACCCATTGCAATCTTGTTTCT